TCGAGAGTATAGAGAATCCACAAAAGAGCTTAAGGCTCTTCTGGTAGAAGCCAAGAATCAACTTTCGGAGTTGAACTTGGCGAACGCCAAACTTGTTTATCAAAACAAGGCACTAAACAGCGCCTCCTTGAATGAGCGACAGAAAAATAAAATTGTCGAAGCTGTTCAATCTGCCAAATCTGTTGAGCAAGCGAATATGATTTTTGAGACAATTCAAAACGCAGTGGGGACAAAGGCTGAATACAGTCGACGCCCGCAAACACTTCGTGAAGCCGTCACAAGACCAACTTCGCTTTTGATCAGCAATGAGAGAAGCAACAAGGCAACTAAAGATCCAAATATGGATCGTATGCTGCGTTTAGCAGGTTTGAATAAATGACATTCAACAACAAATTATAGGAGGTTATAAAATGTCTATTGTACAGAAATTAACCGAAGGAATCGTTAACCGAGATCTCTCGGCAGAAGGTGCTGCACTTATTAATAAGTGGGAAAACACCGGTCTGCTTGAAGGTCTCCAAAACGATGCTGCCAGTCAGGGTATGTCTCGATTGCTTGAGAACCAAGCAAAAGAGTTACTTCGTGAGTCTTCCACTATGGCTGGTGGAGACGTCGAGGGTTTTGCGGCTGTCGCATTCCCCCTCGTTCGCCGTGTATTCGGCTCCCTGATCGCCAACGATCTCGTTAGCGTTCAGCCGATGAGTTTGCCTTCGGGCCTCATCTTCTTCCTCGACTTTACGGTCGGGAATACCATCGGTGATGGTTTAGCCGCACCGAATCCGCGCTTGGGTTATCCAACTGCTTCGTCACTCTATGGTGGCGGCAAAGTTGGTGCTGAGATCACCGGAGGTATTAGTCTTACGGGTGTTAACGCTGAGCGTGGCCCGTATGCTCTAAACAACGGCTACTCGTCACCAACCGGTTCGGCTAGTACGAACTTCCAGGATGCGGCCGCCACTGATACTGGTGGTGCAACTTTCCACGTTGGTGGTCTAGTTGGAGCAGGCAATACGGTCATCGATCGGATTGTCAACTTTGATCCGGACCTTTCCGGAACAATTTGTGCTGCTTATCTGCTTCCGCGGAACGCACTCTCTGGTACTCTATCCACGTCGAATTTCAATTTTGATGACCTTGTGGCCATCACGGTTGATACCTCGTCTGCAGGATCGGCTGGGAACTCCACTGGAATGTCCGGTTCCCAGATTCGAAGGGCCACAGCTTTCTCTGGATCTAACCGAGCAAATGCTGTTTTCCTCGTTTTCCAGGCTGATACTGGAGTGTCTTTGCTGACGCTTACGTCTTCGATCAATGGTGGTGACGCCGGCGGCAAGCAGCCTGTTGTTTGCCCTTGGACCGTTCGTTTCCCGATCGTAGATCGTTTTGCTGGCGGGACTCCTGCTGGTTCCGTTCTTGCGGGCGATGTTTGGGGACTTGAAGGTAATGATCAGATCCCCGAGATCGACATCAAGGTCGATTCGGTGGCTGTCACTGCAATCACCAAGAAGCTCAAGGCCAAGTGGACCCCGGAGTTAGGACAAGATCTTAACGCCTACCACAACCTTGATGCTGAAGTCGAGCTTACTCAGATTCTGTCTGAGCAGGTTGCTCTCGAAATTGATCGTGAGATTGTCGAGGACCTAGTCCGCGGCGCGACCGCTGGTGTACGTTACTGGTCTCGTAATCCGGGTCAGTTCCTGAACCGGTTGAACGGTGAAGACGACAGTAACGGTACTAATCCTCCCGATTTCACGGGTAACGTGAGCGAGTGGTATGAGACTCTCATTGAAACCATCAATGATGTGTCTGCACAGATCCACCGCAAGACTCTACGTGGTGCTGCTAACTTTGTGGTCGTTGGACCTGAAGTTGCCAACATCCTTGAGTTCACTGCTGGTTTCCGTGCCAATGTGACTGCTGATAGTGACCGCGGCGAAGCGGGTGCTGTTAAGGTTGGTTCTCTTTCGAAGAAGTTCGACGTTATCGTCGATCCTTACTTCCCGCGTCAACTGGTCCTTGTTGGCCGACGTGGAAGTAGCTTCCTTGAGAGTGGCTATGTGTATGCACCTTATGTGCCGCTGCAGACTACGCCTACAATCTTCGGTGTTGAAGATTTCGTGCCCCGTAAGGGAGTCATGACTCGATACGCCAAGAAGATGGTGCGACCTGATATGTATGGACTCGTTGTCGTCCGTGCACTTGAAGGTGAGCTCTAATCGGCTATAGTAACTATAGCTGACGTAAGGTCAAAATAGTTAAAGCCCCGTCTCTTTTGAGGCGGGGCTTTCTATTTAGTAGTGTATCACTAGTCCGAGGAATATAAATGGCCGTTCCAAAACTGAATCCTGCGTCAACATCTAATGCAAACATATTGCCAGTTACCGGCTCTACGACCAATGTTGTATCCACCCTACCCTTTGGCATGTATGCTTCTTCAGCTCCGTTTTTATCTGGTGCCACAGACCAGGTGGCCTATACCTATAAAAAACTCGGAGGAGATGTTTTAGATATTGAACTGACCGAAGGTAATGTATATTCGGCGTACGAAGAGGCTGTACTAGAATATTCTTATTTGGTAAATCTTCACCAAAGCAAGAACTCATTATCAAGTCTTCTGGGCGCCGCAACCGCGTCTTTCAATGAAGATGGACAAATTGTTTCTGGAGATGCTCTTTCCGGATCAAACATAGAATTAAGATATCCTCATTTCGATTATGGTTATTCCCGTCGCGTGACGGAAAGAATGATTACAGAAACTGGTATTGGAGGTACTCAGCCAATATATTCTGCCTCTTTTGATAGAGTGGCAAACGTACAGGATTACGATTTGCAAACTCTTATGTCGTCATCTTCCTTGACTGCTTCGGGGTCTGCTCATTTTGGCCGTGTCCAAGATAAAAGAATTATAGTTAGAAAAGTTTTCTTTAAAACCCCACGAGCAATGTGGAGATTTTATGGTTATTATGGTGGGTTCTCAGTGGTGGGAAATATGAGAACCTATGGTCAATATGCTGATGATTCTACATTTGAAATTGTCCCGACGTGGCAAAACAAATTGCAAGCCATGGCATACGAAGACGCGCTATACACACGTGTTTCTCACTACTCTTATGAGATAAAAGATAATATGCTAAGAGTTTTTCCCGAACCAGATGTCACAAGTCCAGTGAAATTCTGGATTAATTTTACTATTGAGGACGATTATGCACCGTGGGAGGATACATCGCGGGGTAAAAATGGAACTGATGGAATCAATAATATGAATACATTGCCTTTCCAAAATATTCCTTACGCAAGCATTAATTCAATTGGCAAGCAATGGATTCGTCGGTTTGCTCTAGCTCTTACCAAAGAGGTGTTGGGACAAATCCGAGGTAAATTTTCAACCGTACCAATCCCGGGCGAAAGTGTCACACTAAACTTTGCTGATCTTCTTGCCCAGGCAAAAGCCGAACAAGACACTCTTAGGGAAGAATTGAAGACGATACTGGATGAGATGACTTATGAGAAGTTGTCAGTTTCCGACTCATCTATGCAAGACTCTACAAAGAAAGTTATGGAGAATGTCCCCGCCGGCATTTATGTGGGATAGTTAAATGCCAAATAGTAAAAGAACCGAAAAACAAATAAAAAACAAAAACAAAAAGGCATATATCGGCGACAAAAAAGTTGCAGATAAGGTGCAGAGAGTTGAATTTGGTGACTCATCCCTTGAAACAATTGATAAGGCCGTCCTTAAATATGTTAATGAAAGACTAGACATTTCAGTTGACACTAATGAGGGGTTCAAGAAGGTGCCTGTTTTGTGGGTAACGGCAGAGAGAGCATATCAACTTAAACATAATAAAGATTTGAGAGATTCACAAGAAACTTTAATTTTACCATTGATTACTATTAATCGTACCAGTATTGAAAAGAACCCTGCGTCTGAATTTGCTATTCCGGCTGCCAATATTCCTGAAGTGCGAGATGCACTGGGGGGAAGCATCACGATCGCTAGAAGAATAAATCAAAAGAAGACAGCTGAGTTCCAAAATGCGTATTCAAAGCGCAAATATGGTAGCTCTAGATCTACATGGCCTGCAGTTCCGCCCACGAGAACAGTGTATGAAACAATAACCATTCCATTCCCTACTTGGGTGGCTGTCAATTATGAAATTTCCGTACGCACCGAATATCAGCAACAAACAAACGAAATACTTAGAAAATTTATTCGTCAGGGAGGCCTCAATCGAATGCCATTTAGAATTGAAAGCGATGGTCACAAATATGAGGCTTTTATAGACGGGTCGATCACTAATAATTCTAATGTAGCTGATATAGGGATGGCACAGAGAAATTATGAATCTTTGGTGGGCTTTAAAGTACTTGGATACCTTTTCGGAGATGGTGACAACCAAGAGAGGCCCAATATAGTAAAGAGAGAGAATGCAGTAGAAGTTAAAATCCCTTCTGAGCATGTAATATTTGGCGATGTACAGGACTTCCTGGATAA